CATTTTTTTATACCACTCCATTTCGCGTTTATATTTTTCTACGAGGTTTTGCATTCTTTCGCGAGTTCTTCTATGCATTTGTAGTATCTTTTTAAATCTTTCATAAAGCGCTTATTTTTCTCGAGACACTCACACTCGGGTTTATTAAGATAAATCCATGCGAGATTTGATTTAGAATATCGCGTTTCTTTTTGATTTTGATTAGGCTTTCTCGCCACAAGTTTTTTATTTTTTATGGTTTTCTTGAGTGGTTCTATGCGTTTCGTGAAACTAATGGCTTGCATCACTGTGTCCGCGAGGTCATCTTTCTTTTTTGATTCTTTAAATATTGGAAGCCAATGGTTATTTATGGGATTATTGTTTAAAAATGCTTCACATCGTTCGATGGATACCTTTTTACGTTTGAGATACTGTGCCTTACCCGGTCCGCATACATCTGGAATCTTGAACTTCGCATCGTAGATGATAGTTTCTGAATTAGGTGATTTTATGACAAAGTATGCATGTAGGAAATTTTCTACCATTTTCATTTTCTTATTTCTATCCGGTTGCTTCTCTATGAGTATTACGTTTGAATCAAGTACCCATGGGCGATCATCCAAGTGTTTTCTCATGGATACAAACAATCCATCCTTGTGTTCAGGTGGAACCCCTGAAACATCCCAGTTCACGACCAGATTCGATGTTTCGTCAAATTGACATACGGCTAAATTCCGTATACCTACATCTATGCTTAAAATCATTAATTTAAAGAAAATTTATTTCTTTATCTATATAAATGAAGAATAGTTGGATTAACACCACAGCTGTAATTGTATCCATATTGGTGGTCATGTACTGGCTGTACACGATTCGCCGTGAAAAAATGGAGGGACAGGATTCGAAAGCTGTGAAGTATATCAAGGAGGCTTCTCCAGAAAAGTTTATTAATCCATTCATCGTATACGGTATGGCGAAAGAGTTGACCGATGATGACGAAAAACTCGCGAAGATCATCCCACTCGTGAAATCGGGTGATCGAGAAGCATTGATCGCGTATTTAGAATCTTTGTAAATTTTTGTTTTTAGTGGTCACAGTACACCACAGAGAACAAAAAGGAAATTAACGTCGTCGCATAGATGGCATTTTCATACCAGAAAAGTTGGCAGTTTTGAGTTTGTTCTGTCCAGCGGGGGACATACCCATCATAACCATGGCGATGATTAGCATGATACACGATAGCGCGGCGCCAATGATCGCATACTTCATGGGGCCGGTCATAGCACCAACCACACCCGACACGGCTTCACCAGCCGATTCGATGACTTCCGCAGCACCACCAGCCTTGGAAGCGGCTGTGGCTTCACCTTTGGCTATGATTTCGCTCGCCAATTTGTTGGTCGTCACAGCGGAAAGTAAGTTCTTCGCGACGGCTTGTGCCGCAAGATCGGCGGAGATGTTTTGCTTGAACGAGAGTGTTTCGCCGTTGAGACAGATAGCTTCACCGATATTAATCGTTTGTTCTTGAATATTAACAGCTTCGTTTATAGTCTTCGTGAGGTTGTTCGTTTCGAGACTCGTTTTAACTATATTTTCGATTTCTGAATTAATAGTCTGGTTCACATTTTGTTTATCACCAAATTGCAGATTTCCCATCTGTGTTTGTTTATCGAGAGCAGCACTCGCCTGTGCCTGAAGTTCACTCGCAATATCATTTTCGACGGATTGGAAACTTTCTGTAATTTGTTCTGTCGTTGCCATGAAACTTGATGTAATCTCTTGACTGGTATTTATGTTACACCCGACCGATCTCAATATATTAAGTTCCATACCCTGAATATTCTGCATCGTGTTTTCATTAATGGATTCGTTGTTTGTCACCGAATTATACATGATGTCATTCACTACACTCATGTTAAAATTTTGGTTGATGGTAGAACTTCCACCCCCACCCATCTTTTGTGTTGTACTGAGAAAAAAATAAAACTTAAAGACTAATGCTTCCTTTAATCTATGTGGTGTTGGTGGTGTTGTCACCCATTTGAGGGTGAAACCTTAAAACTTCCATATAAATATGACGATAAGCGAAGTAAATTTCATACATGTGGTGGGTTCTGCTCATGGAGTTGCATGAAGAGATACGCTATAGATAAATATGGAATTACACGTGGTGGTATAATATGCAGTAACATCATCATTATGCGAAAAAAGCTGTACAACAAACTTGGATCGATTACAATCGCCCCTTTGCGTGAACGTCTCAATGTATTTGGTGGAGACCTCACCATAGAAGAATTTAGGAACAATAGCGTCGTAGACAAAGAAAAACCTAGAGAAATAGACATGAAACCTCACGAAGACCGATTAATACCAATTATTTCAAGCACAAAAAAGATGGATGAAATAAACAGTGCTTCTGGTAAAAATGATACACTCAAGTTGAAGAGAGACAAACCACTCAAAAGAAATCAAAACAACCTCGAATCAGCACTTGGGCTTATCATTAAGCCCAAACCTTAAAAGTCTGCGTTGTTTATTTGTCGGTTTTGATTTAGGTATATTTTTTGTAATCAAACTGTCGATCCAAGTCTCTCCATCGTACGCTTTCCAACGAATTCCATACTTTTCTATAACTTTTCGACACAGAACACACGGAAGTGATACACCCTCACCATAACTGGTTTCTCGGTGTATCACTAACGTCCCAAATTTGCGTTTGACCCAGGCTGCAAATTGGTGACCCCGATTTCCTCGTTTGAAACACTCGCGTTTGAGTGTTTTTATCATTCGCCTTTCGGCGCAGCATATGCAATCACTTTCGAAAGTGACGAAAATGACGTGTCGTGTAAGTCGTGACAACTGGATAGCACGGCATTATTACTTAATAATACATAGCTGATTCCTTTTAATAGAGTTACAATTGTCACACGAATGCCCTTCAAACACAAAACAACATGTGTCACATTCGTTTAAAACAATAATGTTTCTCTTCATGAGCTTATTTTCTGAATACAAAATTAAATCTCTGACTGTGTATATGCCATACATAACCATTGTTTCCAAGTTTGGAAATTTCATCCTATTTACCAAAGCAACCGCAACCTTTAGTTATCTTTAGCATCACCGAGAAGCTGTCGATCATAGGTGGAACCATTTTCTTGAGAACAACTTCAAGTTCGGAGTCTTCTTCACCTTCATCGATTTCCTCGATCAACGAGTAAATCAAGTCGAGGACAAGTTCCTTCTTTTCTGGACCTTTGAGTGTCTTGATGCTATTCACTTCCATCATCAGGTTCGACACGATACCACATATATTTTCCTTATTGACCCCAGTTTTCTTGTATCGCGCAGTCAACGTCTTGACCCGTTCGGCGACCTTCTTCGCCTGTGGGGACTTATTGTCATACCCATCGAGAATGGTTTCGGGTGTGGAGCTCATTTATGATGTATACAGAAATAAATTCTTTAACAATTGTAATGGATACAGACGGTATCATAGTATTCATTGCGACATCTCTTGGTGTACATCAATTGATACGCGAATTCACTGACGTGTACAATATGAAAAAGGTTGATAGTTACACACCCGAATATGTAATATCCGGTATAGCCACGAGTATGCTATGGGGAATTTATCAGTACAGAAACGGATCTAAGTATTATGCTATGTATTCTCTAGTAGGTGTGCTACTTGGTCTCTATACACTCGCGCAGATTCGGCGCTTGGCGGAAGACGAGCCTCAAATGTTGTTTCCGACGTAAGTTTCCCCGCAAATTGTAATATTTTACATTTTTCTTCGAATGTTAATCTTCCTGTCTTTTGCATCACGTAAGACAGGAGCATTAAGATGATTTGAATTGAATCGACCACGTGCATCTATTTTTTACAAACTTTAAAAAGTAACAATTTCCCCTCATCGGAAATGTTCTGCATGAATTTCGCGTAGAATTGTTCAGCTGTGAGTTGTGTACCATCGAGGTACGTGATCTTGTCTGTAGATTTTCTGAAATTACCGAGTGCATCATAATGTTCTGCACACCAACGTTTTAATTTATTTATATGTGGTTGAGAACGAGTAATTATTTCTTCTCTCGCATCTTTACCTGCTGCAAATTGAATTTTGTACTCGATATAATCATCTATATCGATAAAGTCACCCGCATTTTTTTCTGGTGGTACATACTGTGCATCAACCGCGACGGCATCAATTAAGATCTGTTTAAGTTTTTCGAGTTCGTACTTTTTAATATAAAATTCTTCGGTGCCTTCTATATTACCGGATTCCTTTGCAGTCATACCACCTGCTACGGCAAACATGGACCCAATACAACTGAATATACATATGATTAACAAGAAGACAAATCGTTTATCCATCTGTTGTATGAGGATATTAAAATTTCATGTCAGTTGGACCAGGGAATCGTTTGTAACTAGACATTCTCATGCTTGGCTGAGCGCTCCCACGCTTCAACGATGGCATCTTCACACCACGGCGCTTCATCATCAGGTACATAGACAATATCAATAACAGTATGTGACCTATCAACGAAACTATCCCGAAGTTCCTAGCAGATTTATCGGCGGTGCTACTGCATTCGCGAGTCATCGCGAGTGTCATTGAAGATGCAATGACACCGAAAATACCGAACAAGAGGGCGAATGCCGCGGCTTCGGATTTCACAATCTTGGTCAACAAAAGTGTAAGGATCATCGCAATAGCCGCGGTCATCGTGTGACTCAAGAACATTTTAAGGTTCTTCCATTTTTGAGAATTTTGGACTTGGTCACATTCATTGAAGGTCTTAACTCCTACTGATGTTATCGCGATGTAGAACACACCCATGATGACGATCAAAAAGAGTGTACCGTAAGACATTTCCATATCTTGCCCCGTTCTCGCGGCGAGGTTTGACAATTGTTGCATATCTATCTTAGATACAGCCATTTTTATATCATGTACTGAGAAATTATTATGTATTATAGATTATCTTCGTACTGATACTATGTTATTCACCGAACCCGACTGGAAAGGACAAACGTCAAGTGGCTATGGTAGAGTACACATAGGTGACAACACAGTCATACGAGAACTCACAATTATAAACAAACCGACTGATAAAGTCACACACATAGGTGATGATTGCTACATAATGAATAGATGCTTTATTGGACACGACTCTCACATAGGAAACGGCGTTCAAATGAATCCAGGTTCCAGTGTTGCTGGGTTCGTAAAAATAGGTGATCATTCACACATAGGTATGAATGCGTCTATTCATCAGCATTCAGTGATAGGTAATTATTGTATGATAGGTGCGGGAAGTTTCTTCAAAGGGGAAACACCCGATGGTATTGTGTGGGGTGGTGTACCGGCTAAGCCTATAAAGGTAAATACTATAGGTATAGAAAGGTCAAATTTAACTGAACACGAAAAGAAGGATTTAATCAAACGTTCTGAAATGTTTATTAACAATTTCAAGTGTTCGAGCGATATCTAATGGATATCCAATTGAATTCCTCGACATAAAATGATGTATGTTCATTTCTATAGCATCCGTTTTTTCTACCATACCTATGTTTTCTATAAAGTATTCGTCGTCTGATGACCATCTATACACATCATCTTTGCAATATAAACTTATACTTCTACTCTTTTTCATAGACGTGTTACTCACTTCTATGTTAAATGATATATCGTCACATTTTCCATTTATGAGTACAGACTTTTCGTTTGCATATGGGACATCTATCGCATGTATACTCTTTTTTGATTTCATGAGTAAGAACATCAATATAGAAATGGGGTGAACTGCGAGGTCTTCTACTATGTTTACATCACTTGGTATCATAGTCCCATTATTAAGCCATTTCATTTCTATATGTTTTATACCTTTACAATTTCCGAGATTCTTTATTGAATTATGTTGTAACCATGTAAAATCACAATACAAAAATGTATCATCAGGTTTCTTAGAAAATATATCGAGTGTGTCTTCGAGTGAAGGGCATATTGGTTTCTCTACCCATATATTTTTTACACCTTTTGAAAATAATTTTATTAGAATTGCGTGATGTGTACTCGCGGGTGTAGTAACAAACCATCTATCATCATTCGTAAATTTAACATCATCAATGGACTTGTGATGTGCCATTTGATTATATGGATCTATGGTCGTTACATCGTAGTTATTTTTTGTGAGCTTGGTATTTAATATACTACCGAAGTACCCAAGACCCACTATAAAACATTTCATTATTAAAGATTATACCCTATTCTTTAATAATGAAGGTTCCATATAATGATCTATCGAGAATACACGAACCATTGCGCACATCGTTTCATGAATCATTGGATAGTGTCTTGAACACGTCCGGTTTTGTGGGTGACGTCGTGTTTGCGGATGCATTCAAGAAGTATACAAATTCCGATTACTGTATCACATGTAATAGTGGTACTGACGCTCTGTATATAGCCATAAAGTCTCTTGAACTCAAACCAGGTTCTAGGATCGCCGTACCCGCTATTTCATATGCGGCGACTGCCATGGCGGTGATAAACGCGGGTCATGTACCCGTGTTTATTGACGTGGATCCCGATACTGGACTCATGTTGGTTGACACCGTGAAAGATGTAGATTGTGTCATCCCAGTTCACTTATATGGGCAGTGTGTCGATGTACACACGCTACTTAAATTGGGTGTTCCCGTCATTGAAGATTGTGCACAAGCACATGGTGCCACTATAAATGACACACACGTTGGTAATTTGGGTGTCATCGGTTGTTTCTCATTTTATCCGGGTAAAAATATGGGTGCACTCGGTGATGCTGGTGCGTGCATAACGAACAACGAAGAACTCGCTACGAAAATGAAAATGTATGCGAGTCTTGGATCTCCGAAGCATAATCGATATGAACACGTAACAGATGGCATAAATTCGCGCATGGATGGGATGCAGGGTTTATTTCTCATAGAAAAACTAAAACATCTCGATGATTGGACGAATCAAAGAATAACACTCGCGGAGATGTATCAAAGTGGTACGGAATTTCCTAATAGAAGTCGCGCTGGCAAAGACGTGTATCACGTATTTTATACTTTACAAAATGAACGAGAAAATTATATAAAACACATGAATGACAGAGGAGTTCAAACTGGTATTCATTATCCATATCCTCTACCGGAATTGGAATGCTTCCGTGAATATCACATTTTGTGTAAAAATGCAATTGAATTTTGCAAAAAATGTGTGAGTTTACCGTTATTTCCGGGTATGACGAAAGATGAACTCGAATTTACATTAAAGAGTCATAGAGATTTTCATCTTCCCTCAATTTAAGTACACCATCTGTCCATCTATTATTATCTTTATCTACTGATTTTACGTGTAATATAGCTAGTTGTGGGTGTGGAGAAACACCGATATTCGTATTATATCCGGATATGGATTCGTGTAGACTATTACCGTATTTTATTCTAGAAGGTTCATTTTTGTAAACACGGTCTATATAATCCGGCCAATTTACCCAGTCGTATTCATTTACTACGAATCCATGGTCTTTGTACCATTCATCGGTTGCACCCAAGCATATATTTATTCGAGGAACTTTGATTAATTCAGCTTTTGTTTCAGTTATAATGTTTTTAATATTTTTTATGAGTTTTTCTTTTGGCATTTCATCCGGATCTACTATAAATATGTAATCACCCGTGCATTTACTCGTATGAAAATTCCGATGCGCACTGAAATCATCGTCAAATTCCCTTTCACATGTGACTATATCATCTTTAAAGTGATCCAATACGCGCAACACTTGTGGCGTGACATGAGCGGTGTCCACTAAAACATTAATTTCATCTTCAGTGTCTTTTGTTCTTCTTAAAAATGAAATGAGTGAATATAAATCTTTTGACTCGTTGCACACTGTTATTGCATACGACAGTTTCATTATTAATATTAAAGAATATAATGTCTTTAAGTTAAATATGATACCTGACGTTATTCATAAAGTAATTATAGTAGATGAAGGTAAATTACCTGTATTACCATCTGAAATGAAAAAAGCCATAGAAACATTTTATAGAATGAATCCTGGTTACAAAGTAAAGTTGTTTTCTGGAAATGATTGCATCGAATATATAATGACGTATTTCAACGATAGAATCCTCGAAGCTTATAAAAAATTAAAACCATATTCATATAAATGTGATTTGATGCGCCATTTGATATTGTATAATGAAGGTGGATGGTACACAGATGCGAGGATGATATGTTATAAACCACTTGATGTATTAAAAAAATATAATAAAGAATTTTATGTGTGTGTAGATACACCACAACAGCAGTTATGTATGACGACTGGATTCATTGGTTCTATCCCGAAGCACCCAATTTCAGAAAAAATGATAGACATAATCTTATGGAATATCGACAAAATGCATTATGGTATGGATTGTCTTGCACCAACCGGACCGGGTGCATACATAAATGCATGCATAGATCATTTACGAATGTTTCCATCAAAGTGTATGATAGGGAAGCACGTGATAGATAATGGCGAGCAATTTATCGACTATGAATGTGGACGCATCGCAAAAGTTAAGTATAATAATGCAAAAGGTGCAGATAATAGTGATATAAAAGGTGGTAACGATTATGGCGAAATGTGGCGGAATTGGGATATCTACTTAGTCAATACGTAGATGTAAATCTTCTCTTCATCATCCGTTATGAATTCAGTTGTTAATCCTTCGATACGAGATAAAATAAAATCTACGACTTTCCAGTTATCAAATATAGTAATATCCTCTATGATTAGTTTTGAACCTTTATTCATTCTACTGATAAGTGAAATAATAGAATTTACATCGGCTGTAATGTGATGGAGTCCATCGATTATAGCGAAATCAAATGAAACATCCTTAAATAAATTATCCAATTCATCTTTATTGAGTTGATCGACTTTAGCGGTCTTGATGTTATCTTCTTCAAATAGAATTTCTTCATCTATATCGGCTCCATATACTTTGGAACCCTTTACAAAATCTCTGAATGCTCGCAGGGATGAACCTGGGGTAGAATCAAATCCCTGTTCTTGTTTATAGAAGAACATTGTAGATGCGATGTTTGGGTTTTTGGTCCCCATACCAATTTCAAGAATGTTGATGTCTGTTTTTGTGGATAACACATTACTGTAGTATTTATAATAAGGATTTATGAACTTATCTGAACCATACTTAATAAACAATTCCTTTAGTTCTTCTTCGCTGTCATTTGCAAATTCAGTGTACTTTTTTACGGTAGGTGTATAGTCAGTGAGTGCTATACACTCTAACATGTTGGGAATAAAACTACTAGCACCTTCTATCCAAAAATATGGATGATCCTTTGCACCAGTGGATTTGAAATAATTTGATAGTGGACCTATGTTTAATTCTTGCATGGTATACATTTATATGTTATGAAAACTTTAAACCCCGCTAAAAAATTCTCTAATTTATATAACATGCTCGAGGAGGAAATAGACGACCTCACTAGAAAGAGGTCAGAACTAGATGACATCATAGCAGACCTATACGAGCTAAAACCACTCTTAGAAAAGTGCGAAAGTGACACTGTTCTAAAAGAGTATAATGAATGTGATGCATCTGTTCTGTCTCTCGCAGAGTGGTACATACATACCAAACCACTTTTTAAGTATATCGTATCCTGGCTCAAGATGTATTATGAACAAAAATTAGAAACACAGAAAGAAACAGACCAATTAAAACAAAAAATAAAAACACTGCGTCACTCCGTCCTCGCGACATTTAATAAATCTTGAGAATCTCAGCCACAGCAGGGTGTCTCAGGATGTCTTCGTCGTGCATCATCACATGTTCAACGTATTCAAATTCATTTCCCTTGAGTTTGTGTACGAGATCCGCCAGACCATTTTTTCGATTCGTCAGGTCACTTTGTTTCAGGTCACCCATGACGACCATTTTAGAATTTTCACCGAGGCGTGTGAGAAGCATTTTCATTTGGTTTGGTGTACAATTTTGCATTTCATCTCCGATGATGAACGCATCATTAAATGTTCTCCCCCGCATAAATCCAAGTGGTTCGACTCTCACGGCATGCTCCAACTGGTTACGTGTCATATGTGCCTCGAATACGTCCATCATCGGACGAATCCAAGGTTCCATTTTACGCTCCATTTCCCCCGGAAGATACCCCATATCTTCGTCAGCGGCAACAATTGGTCTCGTTAATATAATTTTAGAACATTCTCTAGCCTTGAATTTTTCAGCTGCATATTGGCACGCAAACATAGTCTTACCAGACCCAGCTGGACCTGTAGCGATAATGATTGGTTTGTGTGATTGTAATACTCGTGTATATTCGATTTGCCCCGGGGTTTTTGGAAGATTCATATAATATTACTTAAGGTTTTTTCTTTATTACATTATAAGATGGAGTTTCACTTCGTGAATGTTGGTAGAGCCAATTTAGCCACTATAATTGACCCAAACCGTGTACCACGAGCTATATGTTTTAAAGATAGGGTAAATGCTGTAAAGTATGTTGATTATCTTTCCACACACAGGTCAAAATTTGGTTACTGGCCGAATGTTGATTTAAGTGAGCCGGTCACTAAGATTACTCCAAAACAAGGTGCAAAAAAGCGTACACCCGACTATGTAAAAAGGTTCATAAAAATAAATACACTCAAAGAAGACGAACTTAATGGAATATCTATGACTTCTGGGTTATCTTACTTTTACTGTCATGAATTTGAATATGATGATGAACTATTGAAATTGAATTTACGTGGTCAAGAAATTGATGGTATGGTTGACGATAATATGTACAAAGAATCACTTGAATGTAATTTAAAGATAGAATAGTCTATTATAGTATACAATGAGTTCATTTTCATTTAAATTTGACCCAACTAAAAAGGAACACGTCGAATGGCTCAAGGCGGCGGGTGACAGTTTTAAGAAATCAATGCGCGAAAAAAATGATTTCATGAAAGTTGTGAATGAAAATCCAATTTCAGACGAAAAAATAAACCCTCAGGATTGGGCACAACTTCATTTTGTGTTGGCGATGAAATATACAGACGCGGTTTTCGATGGCACTGCACACATCCCAAAATAAAAAAGTTGCAATAGATAAATGAGAATGTACATAGGTGTACTCGCCCTCGTCATCGTTTATTTTTTGTTGAGTTCGAGTGAACTGTATGTTCCTCGCATATTGGATAGTGATTGGCTGGCTACTCAAAATGATCCAGAGAGAAAGGGGTCTCCATTCAATAATTGTTCTCCCGAATCATTTGAAGATTGCGCAAAAGTTAAATTTCCATACCTAAGTAGGTATTAATTATTGTAATAAGTAAAGGTACACTATGATCAGAGACTACGTTATATCTAAATACGCTGAACTTTTGGATTTACCAAAAGAACACACACTATGCGTGAATCTCGAGAAAAGTACACATAATTGGGCCATTAATAGGAGTACGTCACTCGGTGATGTCGCCGCAGCTGATAATTATAGGCACATGAATCGTTACAAACACAAGTTTCTCCAGATTCAATATAATTTGAAAAAATCACCTGACCTCAAGCATAAAATTTTAAATGGTGTCATAAAAGCCGCATCTATCATGGATCTTTCACCACACGCTTTATGGCCGGAAGGTCCGTGGGCAAAGACATTCAAACAATACGCAGAAAAGAATATGAAAAAGGATTACGTTTCTACTATGTTACAAGATGCAAGTTATAAGGGTATATTCAAGTGTAATAGGTGTAAGTCATACAAAACAACCTATTATCAAATGCAAACTAGAAGTGCAGATGAGCCAATGACTGTGTTTATCACGTGTCATAATTGTAATTCTCGGTGGAAGTCATAAGTTACTTTAAGAATAAATCATTACATTAGTGAATGGATAATCAAATCGTGGACGTGCAATTTGAAGATGGAGCAGTCTCCATATGCCGGATCATAGATCAGGTCGGGAGTGATTATATTGTATCCGAATTGATATGTAAAAGGAATGGAACATGTAAATTCTCAGAGGATACATACCCGGTTGCGAAAGATGCTGTGTGTGGGTTTTATGATGTAACAAAACTAGAAGATACAGAATTATTCAGACGAGTTTCTGAAAACGTGTATGAAACTATTTATGATTCAGATGAAGATTATGAAGTGTCGAGTGATGAAGACACTGAATCCGAATCTGATATTAGCTTGGATGATGAAGAAGAATATTAATTTCTGTGTATGTAATAAATGAAGAACACGAATCAAACACTTATACTCGCGGTAGTTGCCCTTGTCGCCCTTTACGCATTTATGTACCAACCAAAGCAACGCAAGGAAGGTTACTGTGGTGCTTGTCAGAAGTAAATTAATTAAACGTTAGATGCGCCATTTAGCAAATGGCTCCGTACAGACCACCTAACACACATTATAGTGAATTAGATGTCTCGTCGTACGAGGAAGATGATATTTTCAAGTTTGTAGGTAAGTCTGGTAAGAGGTTTTATTGGCTTACACGCTTTCTTGATTTGTCCTATCTCTGGTACGATAAGAAACGTAAAGTCATTGAAATTTGGGGACCTTATGAATCTCTCCAGAATTTCCAGGCTCATCACATCATTGAATGTGAATTAGACCTAAGTTGTAATAAAGATTAAGTGAATTTAATATAAAATGTACAAACGTCCCACATTGAGATTAAGAGACCCGTGTACTACCTCGTTCATGCGACCAGCAGAGGGTACATTTTTGCATTCGATAACTAAGAATGAAAAGACTAAATATTTTGAACCACGAGAAACATACATCGCGAATTATGATAATTACATTGAAACCCTACGTAAATCATGTGAGAAGAGTGGTGCCAAGTTTAAAGTTCCAAAGTATATTTTGCCGATGCCAGAAATAGATCGTGTGCCACCAAAAAATAAATCACCGATTCGATTTATTGACGATGTCGTCGTGTGTATAAATGTTTTGAAATGTGGTAAAGTCAGAGTTAAGCTCATTACACACATGGCAACATTGTATGAAAAGTATTTTTCAAAAAATAAGATTCCACCACCTAAAACGTTAGCCGCAGCATTGAAAGCGATTGGGTACGATGAAAGTTATACATCGAAAGTACCCGATATAATTGAAAATAGACGAAAATCAATGGACATTCGATGGAAAACACTCGATGACATGTTTAATAAACCATCTGTGTCTAATTCTAAGAAAAAAGCTAAAAAAGAACCAGAGGTTGAAGTTGAAGTTGAAGTTGAAGTTGAACCAGAAGAAGACGATGAAGATGAAGAGGAAGACGATTCCGCACCAGCTGAAGAAGCGATTGGTAACGAGGAAGTCGAAGATGATGAAGAAGTCGTCGAAGAAGAGTATTTTTCTGATGGAGAATAAACCTAAGTGATATTTAGTCATATTGTAATCACATTCAAAATGTTCATCACAAACGTCCTCGCGAATAATATTATTCTCGACCGAGCCGTGTTTTGCGATATAAAACAGGCTTCAAGTTACGCGCTAAGCAAATCTAGAGAAAAGGTTTGGAGACTCAGTAGCACATCGGTGTACTACGGAAACGTTGAATCGAGAGTGTACGAAATAAATAACGAAGAATCATCTGACCACAAAGATGAACATATTCTTTCTTTCCTTGGATCCATGTGAAACGCAAAAATGTAGAAAAGATAGAATTTGCTAGATACGAATGTCATCACACCATCTATCATTGAAGACATGTATCATAGGTGTATTGATGCCAACCTATGATGAAGTTCGTAAAGTAAGTATCATTCCACGATGTGATGCGGGTGGGGTTACATTCTTCCAGCCCGCGACACATGATAAAAAATGTAGATGAATATTAGATATGCGTGCTTTTCTACCACCCGGGAAAGCATCTCAAACTGAAGTTATGAGCCTCTCTCCCGATTCGGGATCTAGTATGAAGCGACGAACGTCATTTACTGGCATTTCCAGTAGAATTAGTGACAGTGGTAGAGATTCACCAATAACGGGTGTAATGAGTGTAAATCGTATCATGGGTCAATTTGACCGTGATATCGCACAGACACCGATTGGTAGGAGGGGTCTAGTTATAGGAAATACACAATCTGAACTCGAACAATTAGAAAATGAAGCAAAACTTCAAATTATTAAAGAAGAGAAAAAATTGAAAAATATGGAGAGTCGTGGCAAGACTTCTCTTGTCGACATAAATAAACAAAAAATTAGAGTAAAAACAATTAAATCTAAACACGACAAAATAAAAACCGCTATAGATAAAGTTACACGAAGTGAGCAAAAGAGGGCACGTAATGATAATGGTAAACCACAACTTAAACGAACTAAGAGTATGGAAGGAGATGTGATACCACGTGATTTGAAATCTATTACGGTGAAGGGTGGGACACCAAAACTTGCTACATTTACTACCAACCCAAAACCACCCCGTGCCGCAACAAAACCGACGCCAACGAGGTTGGGTGCTAAAAATTTGATCGCATCATTGCAACGTGCCATTCGTAATCGTAAAGGTAGTGAAAATGTAGTGGAGACTGTAGCCCAACCAAAAACAAAAGAAGGAAAACGAGCGTCGGCTAAAAACTTATTTGGTGCAAAGCAAAACCAAGGTAAACGGATAGAAAATAACTCTCCAAGCACCCCAAACAAACCTATACCAACTCAGACCAGTCCGCCATCTATAAAGTCTGAACGCCGTCGCGTTAAAAACGAGGGTTCTAAAAACCTCGCGAACGAGAGAAAACAACGACGGGAGCGCGAAGGACCACCCAGAGCACGGAGATCACTCGAACCAATATTCAATCAAATAGCCAAGCAAAAAAACACACCACCCGGAATCACGAAGACGAACCTTGAACGTCTTTTCCAGCCATTCAAACAACCTGTGACTGTGACCGTCGCACCAACGATTTCCGTGAAGGCTGGGTCAGCAAAACAAGGTATCGTGATGCTTAAATCCAATGCTATGCAAAAGAAAAAGAAAACGCCACCACCAAAACCACAGTACTTGAAATCACCGGCAACAATTCGCCGTGAAAAGGAAAAGGCGCGTAGCATCGCCATACGTAAACAACTCGTCGCTTCCATGCGAACACCAACCAAAGGTCAAAGAAAGACCCACGTGATTCAACTCATCGAACGTGTGCTTCGTAAAATGAAAGCTCCTAAAGACGTCGAAAAGAAACTTATTAAGATGTACGAAGTCCTAACTGAGAAGCAAATTAAGAGTTTATTTGGCGGGCGTTCAGCCGAATTCGTTAAAAAGACACTCAAGAAACAAGTCGAATATCTTAAGAAAAAGAGATAAAGAATACACTTCATTTCATAAGTAATGAGCTACATAGCATGGGACACTGAGACTACTGGTCTCCCCATGGCCCGGTCCCGGGCAACCCCGGATAACATAGATAATTTTAAACACTGTCGTATGTTGTCGTTGGCACTCGTGAAGTATACATCTAGTGGAAGGGAGGTATCTTCATATCACGGTATCGTGTACCCCGCTGATTTTGAAGTCAAGGCGACGGAGATTCACGGAATTACACCTGAGCATGCGAAGGCGGTGGGTAAACCGTTCAAAAAAATGTATGATACGTTCCTCGAGTTAACACGTGGTGTGGATATTCTCGTCGCACACAATTCACGCTTTGACGAAGACGTGTTATTCTCTGAGTGTTACAGACATGGTTTGAGTGTTGAGCCTTTCAAACGTTTGCGTTTCGTATGTACCTTGGACATGACCAAACGCGTGTTTCTGCGAAACATGAAATTGGGCGTGTTATACGAAAAACTCTTCGGTGAGGAACTCGAGGGAGCGCACGATGCACTCAATGATTCTCGTGGGTGTGGACGCGTGTATCCATATCTTAGAGACAAAAAGCCAAACATCAAAGATATTGGTGTACCAAAGATTGTTCTCAAGGCATCTGAGGTGGCTGGTATCATTGGAAGAAGTCAGTATCGCCCACCGCTAGAAATAGTGGATGAGCTATGGAACAAATACATGCCGAGTACATTCGCGGGTCAAACTAAGGAACAAATCGCCATCAAGGCGATAGAGACATCCAGTGTGGCAAAACAACTACTCAAGGATGTTGAGCAATTCAAGTCGACGAGTAGTTCAAGTGTAGAACAGAAATTTAGGGCGGTTTCTAACCAACTCGATAAGAACTCGGGACTTCAAAAGGTTGAACTCGACGCAGCGAGAGACCATATTCGTAAAATGTTGTACACGAATCATGGTACTCGACACGAAAAGACCACTGCGGATAATTATGAAAACATGCGTGAAGATCCGGCGTTCTATAAGTATGATGTATGTAATCTTGCAGGAACTACATATCAAATTGTGGGACGCATTGACCGTATTCGTGATAACGACGATGGCACGAAAACGCTCGTCGAAATCAAAAATCGCGCGAGGGGTCTCTTCAGGGCGGTTCGTGATTATGAGGAAATTCAGTGTCAAACATACATGGAAATGCTTGGGATAGATGAATGTGTACTCATCGAACAGTACGACTCTAAGCGTTTGTCTCATACCATTAAACGTGACCGCGTCATGTGGAATGACCAGATTCTTCCATCACTTCAAAACTTTTGCGAACGTTTCCATGATATGCTTTCAACAAACTAAAATCCATACATATAATAAATGGCTAACACACCCCCGTCTACACCTAAACGAAAAAGGACACCTTCTCCCCCGTCTACACCTAAACGAAAAAGGACACCTTCTCCCCCGTCTACACCAAAAAAGGCAAAAACGCCCATGACACCCAAAACGAAAGCCGTCATGAACGCCATGTCTAGAATAACTACATCCGTCAGGTCACCCGAGAGACTCAAAAGAGAAGTCAGACGAAGTTTATTTTCACCCCAAAAATCAATCGCACAGAGTGCACGTGCGGCTAAAAATGCAATGATAACCGCACAAACACGTAAGATATGGAACGACATAAAAAATATTATAAATAAAGCGAAAGCGAACTCAAAGTCCGCTCAAAATAAAAATACCAATAAAAAGTAGCATGACCCGTGTTTGTATACATGGAATGCCTAGAACAGATTGTGTATATTGTCGTAAATTGAATGATATATTAAATCAGAATACTATAACTCACCGTAAACTCATGAGACTCATCACGGCTATTAGTCATAATTCTATAACAAATATCACCAGACGATTAAATCAATTAATTGAATACCCACGCACACCCATTCCTATCAGTAATAGAATGCGACAAACGGCGAGGAATTTGATAAATGCACCCGGTAATAGAGTGGTTCGTGAACGGTTTGAAAATGCTGCTATGAATCAGATCATCCAAGTAGAGTTTAATTTGGAGGGAGCATACTCGGGTAGTAATTCCAGGAGTCCATCTACGTCGAGTTCGAGTTCGAGTGCATACAGTATATTGGGTAGCCCCAGGAACAGGCGAGCTCGAAGTGTGACACCAGTGTCTACGTTTCGCAATCGTTCCAGTTCACCCACTTCAAATGAAAATAACATGAACAGGTTCTCACCACCGAGGAAGAAATCTAAGTAGATGATATGGTGAAACTCGAAGATGTCATACGTAATGTGGCTATTTTTGGTAACGGTTTGTGTTTAGTAGACAGTGCTTTGAGATTTTTTAAATTTTGAAAATAACTTTCTTTCGGAAAAAATAATTCCTTTTTCGAAAGAATTTAAAAACTACACAACATGTAATATTATAAGATGATCGAATTGGTTTCGTCAAGACTTAGTCTCGGTAAGAACAAGTATGGACATGGTGTTAGAACGCATATGGATACCACAACATGGGGAACACCAAAGGATTCGTGGATCGAGATGGCCATAGAGGAATACCTAGATGCCATCGTGTATACAGTCGCCGATTATATCCGAAAGTTTGAACAACCGAATGAACCCGATGATAATGAACGCATTCTCGAACTCGCGGCTAACCCCGTGCATATGTTGAGTGAGTGTCACGTAAAAATTGTCGAGATGCTGAAAAATCTTGTGGTAGTATCGTTGGCAATAAAATAGTAGCTACTATTAGATATGTCTAACGGCGCCGTCGCTCAATTGGTCGCGAGAGGCAAACAGGACGAACACATCACGGGAAACCCCCAGATAACATTTTTCAATTCGTCTTTCAAAAGGCATAGTAATTTTTCGATATTTACACAGGAGCAAACCATCGAAGGTGTTAGAAAACCTGGAAGTATATCTACCGTCGTATTAAAACGTTCAGGTGATTTACTCGGACCTGTGTATCTCGATGTAAAATTGAATGGTCAAGCACAACTCATAGATGATTGGCGTGACGTCATAGAAGACGTATCTTTTTACGTAGGGGGTCAACTTGTGGACCGTCAAGACTCTGAATTTTCAGAAGATATCGCTATCGATCTTTTAGCGTCTACCTACTCGAAGAGCTTTTCCGCGAGTCTTCACGGGGGTCTCGGTTCAAGTTCTTTCTTTTACCCATTACGATTCTTTTTCTGTGAATCGTGGCAATCGAGTCTTCCAATAGTGGCTTTGCAATATCACGATGTTGAGATTAAGATTAAATGGGCGGAGAACTTTAACGAAAACTATTCGTGTCATTTAAATGCGAAATATGCGTGCTTAGATGAACATGAACGAAACAAAGTGGCTTTGTCCGAGCACAATATGTTGATTTATCAAGTTCAAAAGAACAAACCCATGAATCAAATGGTGCAGGAACTCACATTTAACCACCCAGTGAAATTTATAGCAAGTAGTAACGTGAGTGGTTCTAACACACTTGTGTCGCGCATAAACAAAGTTAAAATTCAGGTGAATGGCTCAGATATCGACGAATCCAAGGTGAGTGTTCCATATTATACATCTGTACCATGTTATTATAATACAGAGTTTTCAGCCGCCAACTCCGAAGGGATGTTTGTATATCCATTCTGTTTGGTGACGTCTAAGTATCAACCAACGGGTACTTTGAATTTTAGTCGTATAGATTCGTGTACGATTCATTGCGAAGAAAACATAAATAGGGCTATTTACGCAGTTAATTATAATATTCTAAAAATAAAAGATGGTATGGGACGGGTTATGTACGTAGACTAAATTTCTGTTATAGTAATAAAAACAATGGGGAGAGAAGACTTCTCCCAGAGTAGCCAACTATCTACTCTGGTAGGCAAACCCACGAATCGGTATCAAAGATTACCAAAAAATTTGAACACGCTCCGGAATTTAACTGGGGTTACAAGTAAACTAAATAATAGATATCACTATTCTATTTATCCATTAGTTCAAAAGGAATATCAGGCGTCGTATACACAGTTAACTAATCTCGATTTTTATTCGCCTATAATTACACTTCGAGGTTTATCTGTGGTATCCCATTTGATAGGAACGGTCTATGAAGATGCAGGTGCTACAGTTGATGAAGGTTCGACTTTGATATCGACTGAGTCGACGGTAGACGATACAAAATTTGGATCATACACTGTGACTTATACCTCGAGTGACGGTATCAATCCAGATACAACAGCGGTCCGCGTCGTTAGAGTTGGATTACCACCCGACGTCACTATAAACGGTGCAAACCCATACAACTTGGAAAAATTCGATGTTTTTGTAGATCCGGGTATAACTATTAATGATTCAAACTCTTCGCTCATTTCTACGACGAGTACAGTGAATAATATAGTCGTTGGTGTATACACCGTAAATTATACCGTGTCTAATCCGGTATTTACAGATGTATTTTCTAGAACGGTGCGCGTGAGAGATACCACCCCACCTGTGATAACGATTAGCGGAGATAATCCATACACACTCGAACGGTTTAGTGTGTATACTGACCCTGGTGCGACGGTTGATATAGGATCTGAACTCACGAATACGAATTTAACTGCAGTACAAAACACAGAGATCGGTTCGTTCGATGTGGTGTATACTGCATACGATGGTAATACGACCGTGACTGCTACGCGCACAGTGAATGTAGTGGATACAGTACCACCAGTGATCACCATACTTGGTGATAATCCATACACTCTTGAGAGGTTTGATGTGTATACGGATCCCGGTGCAACTGTTGATAGAGGTTCTATACTCACAACTGATCTGACGGCTGTAAATAATATACTCACACACGGAAGTTCTTTCTTGGTGACGTATACGGCTACAGACGGTAACACTGCGCATGATGTCACACAAACACGGACAGTTAATATAGTGGACACTAAACCACCTGTGATTACTTTATTGGGTGACAATCCATATGAAATCCAACCTTCAATTCAATTTCAGGATGTTGATCCTGGGTATGAGGTTGATTTGGGTACATCCGTGAGTGTCGATTATTCGAGTGTGAAAACCACTGATAATAGTGTTTTTGATGTTATATACAGAGCGAGTGATGGCGTAAATCCGGATACAGTCCTTACTCGGCGCGTTGAGGTGGCTGATACTCTGTCTCCTATTATCACAATCATAGGTGATAATCCACTAACAATCGAAAGGTACACAGTGTATAATGACCAAGGTGTGACATTAGATCCGGGTTCATTTCTTGTCAGTACAGTTTCTACGGTTGATAATACCGAAGTGGGAAGTTATACCGTCACTTATGTGTCCACCGATAATATTAACCCGGATACAACGGAGAGGAGAATAGTGAACGTCGTCGATACGACAGCACCCATAGTCACCTTAAACGGTGCGAGTTCTGTGAACCTCGAACGTTACGATGTATTCAGTGACATAGACCCAGGTGTAACCATAGATGCTAACGGAACGCTCGCATCGGTCGATATTTCTCAACTCGATAACACTACACAAGGTACATATACGGTCACGTATAACGTTGTAGATGATCATAACAATGCAAACGTCATTACACGTGAAGTGGTGGTCAGAGATACAGTTCCACCTGTAGTCACACTCAATAACGAATCAACATCTTATACACTCGAACGCTACGGTGATTGGTCCGCGATAGACCCAGGTGTAACGATTGATGCTGGTTCGTATCTGGATTCTGTAACTGTCGATAACACGAGTGTAGGTCTTAAAGTTGTTGCTTATACAGTGAAAGATGGTACAAATACTACCCAAATAAATAGAGTAATAACGGTTGTAGATACAACTCCACCCGTTGGTAGTATAGTCAATCCATCGTATAAACTTGAAAGACTTGGTATATTTGTGGATCCAGGTGTCACTGGTCTCGATGCAGGTACGTATTTAGCCTCCACGGATACCAGTAATGTTGATAATACTCTGGCATCGGGTTCTACATTCGATGTGATTTATGAACTCACTGATGGTACAAATGATACATACCTTATTAGAACTGTCACAGTTCTAGATACGATTACTCCAGTGATAACATTATCGGGAGATAACCCGTTAACAGTGGAAAGATATTCAACTTATTCAGAACCTGGTGCTACAGTAGATAGTGGAGAAGATGTTGTCATAACTGGTACCGTTGATATAAATGTTGTTGGTTCGTATACATTGACATACACCGCAACTGATGCAGCTGGTAACACTGGAACTGCGACTAGAACTGTGATAGTTGAAGATACTACCGCTCCAGTTATAACATTGATTGGTGATAACCCATTAACACTCGAGAGATACTCCACGTACATTGATCCCGGTGCTACAGCGGACGGTGGTGAGACTGTAATAGTATCCTCATCGGTGAATTCATATGTAGTTGGTTCATATACAGTGATATATTATGCAGTTGATGATCACGGTAATCAATCTCAAGTTACAAGAACTGTTAATGTGGTGGATACTACCGCTCCAGTTATAACATTGATTGGTGATAACCCATTAACCGTTGAAAGGTACACAGAATACGATGAACCTGGTGCAACGGCGGATGGTGGGGAGACTATTACAATAACAAGTACAGTAGATACATCTATAGTTGATTCATATACAGTGGCATATTCTGCAACTGATGATGAGGGTAACCAATCTCAGGTGACAAGAACAGTTAATGTGGTGGATACAACACCACCAGTTATAACATTGATTGGTGATAACCCATTAACGATAGAAAGATACTCTGCATACAATGAACCAGGTGCAACTTCTGATGGAGGAGAGACTATTACAATAACAAGTACATTAGATACATCCACAGTTGGATCGTATATATTGACATATTCCGTAACCGATGACGAGGGTAACCAATCTCAAGTGACAAGAACAGTTAATGTGGTGGATACTACTGCCCCTGTGATAACATTATTTGGAATTAACCCATTAACAATAGAGAGATACTCATCATATAATGAATCAGGTGCAACTTCTGATGGAGGCGACACTATCACAATAACAAGTACATTAGATACATCCACAGTTGGATCGTATGCAGTGACATATTCCGCAACTGATGAGTATGGTAACCAATCCCAAGTTACAAGAACGGTTAATGTGGTGGATACTACCGCCCCAGTTATAACATTATCAGGGGCTAACCCATTAACAGTCGAAAGATACTCCACATACAATGAACCGGGTGCGACTTCTGATGCGGGAGAGACTATTACAATAACATCTGCATTAGATACATCTATAGTTGATTCATATACAGTGACATATTCTGCAACCGATGACGAGGGTAACCAATCTCAAGTGACAAGAAGTGTTAATGTGGTAGATACGACACCCCCAGTGATAACATTATTAGGGGCTAACCCATTAACAGTGGAAAGATACTCCACATACAATGAACCAGGTGCTACAGCAGATGGTGGTGAAAATGTAATAGTGTCCTCATCGGTGAATACATCCACAGTTGGTTCGTACACAGTGACCTATTCCGCGACTGATGATCAGGGTAACCAAACTCAGGTAACAAGAACAGTTAATGTGGTGGATACAACGCCCCCAGTGATAACATTATTAGGGGCTAACCCATTAACAGTGGAGAGATACTCCACATACAATGAACCTGGTGCTACGGCGGATGGTGGAGAAGATGTTGTCATAACTGGTACAGTTAATATGAATACGGTTGGTTCGTATACACGTACATACACGGCAGTTGATGATCACGGTAATCAATCTCAGGTAACAAGAACAGTTAATGTGTCGGATACTAACGCCCCAGTGATAACATTAGCAGGGGCTAATCCAATAACAGTGGAAAGATATACATCGTATAATGAACCGGGTGCAACGGCGGATGGTGGGGAAAATATTACAATAACAAGTACAGTAGATACATCTATAGTTGATTCATATACAGTGGCATATTCTGCAACTGATGATGAGGGTAACCAATCTCAGGTGACAAGAACAGTTAATGTGGTGGATACAACACCACCAGTTATAACATTATTAGGAGATAACCCATTAACGGTAGAAAGATACTCTGCATACAATGAACCGGGTGCAACTTATGATGGCGGTGAAACTGTAGCGGTATCCTCAACAGTGAATACATCTATAGTTGGTTCATATACAGTGACGTATACCGCAACCGATGATCAGAGTAATCAATCCCAGCTGATAAGAACAGTTAATGTTGTAGATACAACACCCCCAGTGATAACATTATTAGGGGCAAACCCATTAATATTAGAAAGATATTCAACTTATTCGGAACCAGGTGCTACGGCGGATGGTGGAGAGGATATTACAATAACAAGTACATTAGATGCATCCACAGTTGGTTCGTATACAGTGACGTATACCGCAACCGATGATCATAATAATCAAACTCAGGTTACAAGAACGGTTAATGTCCTAGATACGACACCCCCAGTAATAACATTATTAGGGGCTAACCCATTAACAGTAGAAAGATATTCAACTTATTCAGAACCTGGTGCTACAGCGGATGGTGGTGAAACTATAACAGTATCTTCGTCAGTGAATACATCCATAGTTGATTCGTATACATTGACATATTCTGCGACTGATGATCAAGGTAACCAAACTCAGGTAACAAGAACAGTTAATGTGGTAGATACAACGCCCCCAGTTATAACATTGATTGGTGATAACCCGTTAACACTGGAAAGATATTCAACTTATTCAGAACCTGGTGCTACGGCGGATGGTGGAGAAGATGTTGTCATAACTGGTACAGTTAATATGAATACGGTTGGTTCGTATACACGTACATACACGGCAGTGGATGATGAGGGTAACCAATCTCAGGTAACAAGAACAGTTAATGTGTCGGATACTAACGCCCCAGTGATAACATTATCGGGGGATAACCCATTAACAGTGGAAAGATATTCAACTTATTCAGAACCTGGTGCTACGGCGGATGGTGGAGAAGATGTTGTCATAACTGGTACCGTTAATATGAATGCGGTTGGTTCGTATACTCGTACATACACGGCAACTGATGACGAGGGTAACCAATCTCAAGTGACAAGAACAGTTAATGTAGTGGATACTACCGCCCCAGTGATAACATTGATTGGTAGTAACCCACTAACAGTGGAAAGATATGCCACATACAATGATCCGGGTGCAACTTCTTATGGTGGTGGAAGTGTAATAGTATCCTCGTCAGTGAATACATCCACGGTTGGTTCGTATACAGTGACATATACCTCAACTGACGATCAGAATAACCAAACTCAGGTGACAAGAACAGTTAATGTGGTAGATACTACCGCTCCGGTGATAACATTGACTGGGGATAACCCATTAACAGTGGAAAGATATTCAACTTATTCAGAACCTGGTGCTACGGCGGATGGTGGAGAAGATGTTGTCATAACTGGTACAGTTAATATGAGTGTTGTTGGTACGTATACACGTACATACACCGCAACCGATGACCAAAATAATACATCTTCTAAAACACGAACAGTTAACGTGGTAGATACGACCGCTCCAGTTATAACATTATCGGGGGATAACCCGTTAACAGTCGAAAGATACTCCACATACAATGAACCTGGTGCAACTTCTAATGGTGGTGAAACTGTAATAATATCATCATCAGTGAATACATCCATAGTTGGTTCGTATACAGTGACATATTATGCAACGGACGATAATAATAATAATACGAGTGTGACTAGAACAGTTAATGTGGAGGATACTACTGGACCTGTCATAACATTAGCGGGGACTAACCCATTAACAGTGGAAAGATATTCAACTTATTCAGAACCCGGTGCTACAGCGAATGGTGGAGAAACGGTTAACATAACCGGTTCAGTTAATACGAGTGTTGTTGGTACATATAATCTTACATACACTGCAACCGATGACGAGGGTAACCAATCCCAGATAATAAGAACGGTTTATGTGGAGGATACTACCGCTCCGGTGATAACATTAGCGGGGGATAACCCGTTAACAGTGGAAAGATATTCAACTTATTCAGAACCTGGTGCTACGGCGGATGGTGGAGAAGATGTTGTCATAAGTGGTAGTGTTGATACGAGTGTTGTTGGTTCGTATACATTGACATATACCGCAACTGATGACCAAAATAATAAATCTTCTAAAACACGAACAGTTGAAGTGGAGGATACTACTGGACCTGTCATAACATTAGCAGGGGCTAACCCGTTAACAGTGGAAAGATATTCAACTTATTCAGAACCTGGTGCTACGGCGGATGGTGGAGAAGATGTTGTCATAACTGGTACCGTTAATATGAATGCGGTTGGTTCGTATACTCGTACATACACGGCAACTGATGACGAGGGTAACCAATCTCAAGTGACAAGAACAGTTAATGTAGTGGATACTACCGCCCCAGTGATAACATTGATTGGTAGTAACCCACTAACAGTGGAAAGATATTCAACTTATTCAGAACCTGGTGCTACAGCGGATGGTGGAGAAGATGTTGCCATAACTGGTAGTGTTGATACGGATACAGTTGGTTCGTATACAGTGACATACACTGCAGTGGATGACAAGGGTAACAAAACTCAGGTTACAAGAACAGTTGAAGTGGAGGATACTACTGGACCTGTCATAACATTAGCGGGGGCTAACCCATTAACAGTGGAAAGATATTCAACTTATTCAGAACCTGGTGCTACAGCGAATGGTGGAGAAACTGTTAACATAACTGGTACAGTTAATACGAGTGTTGTTGGTACGTATACACGTACATACACTGCAACTGATGACCAATATAATACATCTTCTAAAACACGAACAGTTGAAGTGGTGGATACGACCGGACCTGTCATAACATTATCGGGGGCTAACCCATTTACGGTGGAAAGATATTCAACTTATTCAGAACCCGGTGCTACGGCGAATGGTGGAGAAACGGTTAACATAACCGGTTCAGTTAATACGAGTGTTGTTGGTACGTATACACGTACATACACTGCAACTGATGACCAAAATAATAAATCTTCTAAAACACGAACAGTTAAAGTGGTGGATACGACCGGACCTGTCATAACATTATCGGGGGCTAACCCATTAACAGTTGAAAGATATTCAACTTATTCAGAACCCGGTGCTACGGCGAATGGTGGTGAAGATGTTTTCATAAGTGGTACCGTTATTATGAATACGGTTGGTTCGTATACAGTGACATATACCGCAACTGATGACCAAAATAATACATCTTCTAAAACACGAACAGTTAAAGTGGTGGATACTACCGCTCCAGTTATAACATTATCGGGGGGTAACCCGTTAACAGTGGAAAGATATTCCACATACAATGAACCTGGTGCTACGGCGGATGGTGGAGAAGCTGTTGTCATAAGTGGTAGTGTTGATACGGATACAGTTGGTTCGTATACAGTGACATATACCGCAACTGATGACCAAAATAATAAATCTTCTAAAACACGAACAGTTAAAGTGGTGGATACTACCGCCCCAGTGATAACATTGATTGGTAGTAACCCACTAACAGTGGAAAGATATGCCACATACAATGATCCAGGATCAACTTCTTATGGTGGCGGAGATGTGACAGTAACTTCAACAGTTGATACATCCATAGTTGGTTCGTATACAGTGACATATACTGCAACTGACGATCAGAATAACCAAACTAAAGTGACAAGAACAGTTGAAGTGGTGGATACTATTGGACCTGTTATAACATTATCGGGGGATGACACGTTAACAGTTGAAAGATATTCAACTTATTCAGAACCCGGTGCTACGGCGGATGGTGGAGAAGATGTTGTCATAAGTGGTAGTGTTGATACGAGTGTTGTTGGTTCGTATACATTGACATATTCTGCAACCGATGACCAAAATAATACATCTTCTAAAACAAGAACAGTTAGTGTGGTAGATACTACCGCTCCAGTTATAACATTATCGGGGGCTAACCCATTAACAGTTGAAAGATATTCAACTTATTCAGAACCTGGTGCAACTTCTAATGGTGGTGAAACTGTAATAATATCATCATCAGTGAATACATCCATAGTTGGTTCGTATACAGTGACATATTATGCAACGGACGATAATAATAATAATACGAGTGTGACTAGAACAGTTGAAGTGGTGGATACTATCGCTCCAGTTATAACATTAGCAGGGGCTAACCCGTTAACAGTGGAAAGATATTCAACTTATTCAGAACCTGGTGCTACGGCGAATGGTGGAGAAACTGTTAACATAACTGGTAGCGTTAATACGAGTGTTGTTGGTACGTATACACGTACATACACTGCAACCGATGACCAAGGTAATAAAACTGTTACAACAAGAACAGTTAGTGTGGTGGATACGACCGCTCCAGTTATAACATTAAATGGAAATAATCAAATTACAATAGAAAGATATTCAACTTATTCAGAACCTGGTGCTACGGCGAATGGTGGAGAAACTGTTAACATAACTGGTAGCGTTAATACGAGTGTTGTTGGTACGTATACACGTACATACACTGCAACCGATGACCAAGGTAATAAAACTGTTACAACAAGAACAGTTAATGTGGTAGATACGACCGCTCCAGTTATAACATTAGCAGGGGCTAACCCGTTAACAGTCGAAAGATATACGATTTATTCAGAACCTGGTGCTACGGCGGATGGTGGAGAAACGGTTAACATAACCGGTTCAGTTAATACGAGTGTTGTTGGTACGTATACACGTATATACAGTGCAACCGATGACCAAGATAATACAACTGTTACAACAAGAACAGTTAATGTGGTGGATACTACTGGACCTGTCATAACATTAGCGGGGGCTAACCCGTTAACAGTCGAAAGATATTCAACTTATTCAGAACCTGGTGCTACAGCAGATGGTGGAGAATATGTTAGCATAACTGGTAGCGTTACTACGAGTGTTGTTGGTACATATACTCGTACATACACTGCAACAGATGACCGGAATAATACATCTTCTATAACAAGAACGGTTAATGTAGTGGATACGACCGGACCTGTCATAACATTGAGTGGGGCTAACCCATTTACGCTCGAAAGATATTCAACTTATTCAGAACCTGGTGCTACGGCGATTGATGGAGAATATGTTAGCATAACTGGTAGCGTTAATACGAGTGTTGCTGGTACGTATACACGTACATACACGGCAACTGATGATCAGGGTAACGAAACTAAGGTTACAAGAACGGTTAATGTAGTGGATACGATCGCTCCAGTTATAACATTGTATAGTACTAACCCAAAACGTATAGATTACAAGGAAACTTACTACGAATATGGTGCTTATACTGACACTGGCGAACCTGTAACCATAACTGGGACTGTTGGAACTGGATGGGATACTTATAACGATACTTACTACTATAGATACTATAATGCCGTAGATGCTTCCGGTAATCGAGCCAATCAAGTGGTAAGAACTGTTATAAGATCACGACCTCCATCTTCAGGTGAGTGCTTTTCGGTCGATACTAAAATAAAACTCGAAAGTGGAAATGTGATAAACATGGAAGATGTAATGGTGGGTGATGTACTTGAAGGTGGTGTACGAGTAAATGCTACCATGCAAATTAGAAACATTAATAAATCACCATTATATAGGGTGTTTAATAGCGAATTACATGAATACATATATGTAACCGGTGATCATATGATAAAAGAAGGTGACGAGTTTATTAATGTCAGTGAATCTTCAAAATCGGAAGTTTCCACTGTTATCAACGATTTGTTTATATGTCTAATAACTGACACTCACACTATTCCAATTGGGGAACATATTTTCCACGATTGGTCGGATGCGTGTGATGTATGCTACCATGATAGAAGGTACATGTAACCCCCACACCCCGCGTCCTCACTTTCCGAGAGTCCCGCCCCCCACGCTACGAAGACACGACGAAGAC